CGTGGGCACCGACCGGCCCGGCTGTTCGACCGGGAGCGTCAACGTGGCCTGGGCACGGATGCAAATCAACTCGATTGCCAGCACCTACCCGGGCGCGAAGGCATTGGCGGCGGCGGTGCAAACGGCCCTGGCCGGGTGGACCGATGCGGACGGGACGCCGACGATCGACCAATGCAACCCGGCCGGCGACTACGACGCGCCGGAGCCGGAGCACGAGGGGCAGGACGCCCGGGATTACGTCGTGATACAGGAATACATTGTTCAGTACGCGGCAAGCTAAGGGAGACACGCTATGGCTGACTTAGGCGACGGGTTTAATGGAGCGACGCTGACGTGGGACCCAGCGGGTGCCGGTGTCGCGGATGAGATCGGCCCGCTGACGAATATCAGCGAGGACATTACGGGCGCGGAGGTGGATGTCTCGGGCTCGCCCGATGCAACGAAAAACTATGAGGCGGGCATCGCCGACTATACGGTGAGTTGCGACGTGAAGGGTTGCCCGGCGGTTGTGACGATCGGAGCCGAGGGCGACGCGGTAACCGTAGCCTGGCCTGACGACGGCACCGAAGGCACGCTGGCCGATGCCTGTTTTTGCTCTTCCATTTCCGTAAGCGGCCGGCTTGATGGGCCTATCGAGAGTTCGTTGAGTTTCAAACGCAAGGGCCAGAGCACCAGCTAAGAAAGGGGCCAATTATGTCAGACGATGGATTTAACGGATCAACGGTACTGTGGGCTGACGCCGATCAGACGCCGCTGGTGTCGATAAGCTACGACGCCTCGGTAGCCGAGGCCGACGTAACCGGAGCGGCCGATACCGAGCACACGTTCGAGCCGGGCATCCCCGATGAGTCCCTGGAATGGGAGATCGTGGGCACCACGACGCTTGCCATCGGGGACGAAGCGGTCCCCACGGTCGCGTGGAACGACGGCGGCTCATTGGGCACGTTTACTAATGCCGTGGTGGTCGGCGTCCGTGCCGGCGGCGGCGAAGGGGGCGCAAAGACCACCGTGATATCCATTCGGCCTACGGCCGCGTAAAGGAACCAACGATGCTGACTAAACAGGCCCTACTGGGGCTGGAGGACCTGCCGACCTGCAAGGTCGAGCTGGACGAGTGGGCGCCGGGCGAGCACGTCTTCGTGCGGACGCTGACGGCCCACGATTTGGAAATGCGGATCCCCAAGCTGACCGACGATGACGCCCCGGACGTCGCGGGGCACCTGGTGGCGTTCTACCTGTGCGACGAATCGGGCAACCGCATGTGCCCGGATACTGGCGATGACACCGAACAATTCGAGCGGGACGCCGCATCGCTCGCCCGCAAGAACCCGGCGATGCTCAAGGCGATCGTCGAGGCCAGTGACAAACACAACGGGGTAGGACAAACGCTGGTGGTGTGCCCGAAGTGCAAGCACGAGTTCGACCCGGGGGAGGCCGAGAAGGTCGAGAAGACGGAGCAAGAGGAAAAAAACTAAAGCGCGAGCCAAGGCTGAGGTTCCACCTGCTCTTGGCTCGCACGCTGGGTTACCCGTCGCGAGTGGTAATGTACCGCGACATGACGGCCGCACAGTTGCGGGAGTGGGAAGCCGACTACCGGATCTCGCCGTGGGGTGAGTACCGAAAGGACCTGCGGGCCGGCGTGGTGGCGTCGGCCTGCCTGGCGCCGCACTCGGGCAAGAAGGGCCCGCCGTCGGCCGAGCAGTTCGTGATGTTCGGGGACCGCCGCGACGGGGGCGGCGGGCAATCGAAGGAAGAGATGAAAGCGGTGATCGAACGCATCGCGCGGCGTCACCGCGAGGCGCAGGAAAGCAGGAAGCAACGGGAGCAGGAGCGTGGCGACAACCGTAGGTAAACTGTCCGTGCAACTGGTCGCGCACACCAAGCAATTTAAGAGCGGCATGCGCGGCGCGGGCAAGGACCTCGGGACATTCCGCAAGGGCGTCGCGAAGACGGGTAGCGCGCTCGGCGGTCTCAAGAGCAAGCTCGCCGGTGCCTTTGGGGTGGCGGCCATCGGGTACTTCGTGAAGTCCCAGATGGCTGTACTTGATACCGTGGCAAAGACCTCACGGCGCCTGGGCATTCAGGCCGAGCGTCTGCAAGAGCTTCATCACGCGGCCAAGCTGTCGGGCGTAGGCATCTCGACGATGAACATGGCCCTGCAGCGCATGACGCGGCGGCTGGCGGAAGCGGCGGGGGGCACCGGCGAGTCGGTGAAGGCGATCAAGGAACTCGGGCTCGATGCTCGCAAGCTCGCCGCGATGGCGCCGGACAAGGCCCTGGCGGAAATCGCCGAAGCCCTGGAGAAGGTGACAAACCAGGCCGACAAGGTTCGCCTGGCGTTCAAGTTGTTTGACTCGGAGGGTGTATCGCTCCTGCAAACCCTGGAGGGCGGCAGTGCGACGTTGCAACAGGCGGCCAAGGACCTGAAGGCATTGGGCGGCGCGGTCAGCACAGGGGACATCGCGAAAATCGAGAAGCTGAATGATCAGATAACGCGATTGAAGGCTCGCGCCGGTCTGGCCGCCGGGAAGGTGGCCGCGGCAACCGGGCCTTCGATTTTCGCGGGCCTAGAGGGATTCGCGAAGATTCCACTCCACCTGACGAAGTACGCAAATCAATTTACTGCCGAAATCAATCGGGCGGCGATGGGAGTCGGCGACGTGCTGGGCCACGATGCCATGGCGACGCATCACCAAAAACAGTTGCACTCCCAGAAGCGTTTTATTGACGAACTAAATAGAGCGCTCGGGATCGAACCCGCTCGGAAACCGTGGGGCAGAAACAAGTTCGGCGGCTCCCTCAAGCCGCCCCCTGCACCGACGCTCCCTCCGGCTTCGGCCCACGTAGCACTCAGCAAGCAAATCGCTGATGCAGTGCAGGTGGGGCAAGGAAGGCTAATCAATGCGTTCAATCGGAGAAGTACCAGGCAGGAGCTAGGCAGGGCGGGCGGCGACTGGCTCGCAAAGTCCCTCGGGTCAATGGTGAAAGGCAATATGTTTGACCCCTGGGCGGGGAAGTTGACCAAGGCGAAGCTGGACATCGAGAGTCGGAAACCTGACGCGAGAACGATCGGCCCGGCCTTCGGCAGCCTGGAGGCGGCCCGCTTGATGCAGGGGCGCGGCGATCCGACACTCAAGGAAATGCAGAAATCCCTGAAGGTCTTGCGGGAAATAAACGCGGCGATCAAGAAACTAGAGACACCTCAACCGGTGAACCTGTAGCCATGGCGCTCACTGTCAAGGACAGCTACGGCGGCAAGACGGGGCCTGAAAAGTTGCCCGGGCCCAAGGATCGCTACACCCATACGTGGACGGTTATCTCGACGGGCGCGACCACCGGCCAGAGTGTCCTGAGCAAGATCGGCGTGACGCTGGGTTCCACGAACCCCGACTACCCGGGATGCGTTTGTACGCAAGTAAGTCCGGAGCAAGACCCGGACGCGGAAAAGGTCTGGCGGGTACGCGCAACCTACGACTCGGCGCTGAGCAACTGGCCGCTTAATGAGCTGGAACCCGAGACGATCCCGACGCTACGGGCACCGGTCGTCACGCTGTCTACCGAGCGCGCGGAAATGTATCTTCCGCACGACTCGGACGAGAAGCCGTTTGTGAACGTGCCGTTCAAGAAACCGTTCGATCCATTCCCGATTCCCTACATGCACTTGCGTATCGACGTCACAAAGAACTTTGCCAGCATCACGATTGACGACCTGAAGCTGTACGTGCCGAGCGTCAATTCCGCCCAGTACCAGGTCGGTGACTTGGGTGTGATCGAGAAGGGCGAAGGGCTGTTGGACTCGGTGTCGGCAACGCCTATGCGTGAATACGGCATCTGGTATTGGCGCGTATCGTGTTCGATTCTCGTGAACCCGCTCAAGTGGATACCGTTCAAGGTCCTGAACGTTTCGGACGTCTACGTCAACGACAACGGAGTGGTGACCCTTCCGAAGGATGACCAGGGGGTCACCTTTATGGACAAGTATCCTATCACGGTGCAGGGAAAGCGTGCGGGGGTCGGCACCTACCATTGGCTGGAGTTTCGATTGTTCCGATGGCGCAACTTCGGAGCGCTTCAACTATTTGATTAAGGGGTGATGCGATGGCGACTTGTGAATGGCTTGGCTACGCGGAGGCCGTGGCGATGGTCCGCAGCGAGACGCCGGCCAACGTGGAAGATACCGACATCTTCTCAATCATCATGGGCCGTAAGATCGTCACGTTTACGGCCACGGCCGCAGGCGTGCCTAACGCGGTCGCCGGACTGGTGGCGGCGTGGAACGCATCGACCGAACACGAACACAAAACAGTCACGGCGGCCGACGTCGGAACAACTCACGTAAGTCTGACGGCCGATACGGCGGGGACCGAGTTTTCGGTCACCACGACTGCCGTCGACGGGGGCGGCGCCGATACGCAGACATTGGCTGATGCCATCACGACGGCCAACTCGGGGCCATCGGTCTGGGCCGACGTTGATAACTGGTCTGACCACGACGCCGACGGGGTGGGCGAGGTGCCCGCAGCGGGCGGCGATACCGTCTTTATTGCCAATTCGTCCAGCGACATTCTCTACGGGCTCGATCAGAATGCCCTAGACATGACAGCGGTACATGTTGATTCGACGTTCACCGGCACGATCGGCCTGCCCGGCTACAACGAAGACGACGGCCTCGGATACCCTGAGTACAAGACCACCTACCTGAAGATGGGCTCGACCACGGTCAACGTCGGCCTGGGCGGCGGGGCCGGCAGCGGGCGGATCAAGTGGGACGGGGACACGACGGCC